AGGCTTGAAGGGACAGTGAAAGCTTCAGGGCGTCACGCTGCTGGAGTATGCGTATCTAAACATGATCTTAGGACTGGTGAGAATGCTAACTTTGTTGTAAGAAAAGGTGTGAATGTTTGCAATTGGGATAAAGAAGATGCTGAATATATGGGCTTAATGAAACTTGATGTGCTTGGCCTTAACGCATTGACTATATTGAGTGAGGCTAAAGACCTTATAAAAGATAGACATGGGATAGACTTAGATTATAACCTCATAGACTTAGATGATGATAAAATATATGAACAGTTTACAGCTGGCAACACAGTAGGAATATTCCAGTTTGGCTCAGGAAGTATGATAAAGCTGTGTAGAGATATACACGGAGAGAACTTTGATCAAGTCGTAGCAATAAATGCTTTACATAGGCCAGGTGCACTAAGATCAGGCTATACTCAAATATACAGAGATAGAAAGTTTGGTACAGTTGACACAGAGTATGTCCACCCATGGATAGAAGGAATAACAAAAGACACACAAGGCTTAATAATTTATCAAGAACAAGTGATGAGGCTTATGTATGAGCTAGGCGGTCTTCCATGGAAAACAGCAGACACTATCCGCAAAGTAATAAGCAAGTCAAAGGGTGTTGAAGAATTCATGAAGTTTGAAGAAGAATTTATAGCTGGGTGCAAAAGGCTTGGGACTTTATCAGAATCAGATGCCAAAACAATATTTGGAGAGCTAAAGAATACAGGTAGTTACAGCTTTAATAAAAGCCATGCTTGTGAATACAGCTTGACTGGTGTATGGCAGATGTACCTAAAAGTTTACTATCCTATTGAATTTATGACTGCCTTACTATCCTATGGCCCAGCAAATAAGAAAGGTGAGCTTATAAATGAAGCGAAACGTCTTGGTATAAAGATCAATCTTCCAGATATAAATAAATCTATGGCTGATACATGGGCAATTGGAGACGATAATAGCCTGTTGTCACCTCTGAGAGAGGTAAAGGGTATAGGAGAGGTAGCTTCCAAAGAGATTGTAGAATGCAGAGGAATGCAAGGGGCTTTCAAGGATGATTTAGACCTAGAATCTAAAGTAGAAAAACGGAAAGTCAATAAAAAAGTACGTGACCTACTTGTTAAGGTTAAGGCTTACGAGAAATCAAAAGACAAACTCAACCTTCCAGAAGATGAACTAGAAGAACTATCCCAATATTTTGATTTTGAATTATCGAATGATCCATTACACAGGTACAGGGGTGCTATAGCAAAGATAGCAAACAATATAGGCTTGATAAATTTATCAGAGTCTTATAATACTGGTGATAAGTCAAACTTCTTCTTTGGGAGAATGGACTCGTTGCGAGTTGGCTACAGAGCTGCTGTTGGCCAAACAGCAGGCAGTGGCTCATTTGGTTCTATGGGTGGTGTGTATGGTAACTTGAAAGATGATACAGATTTTAAAATGCTCATATTTGGTAACAAGATTTACAATGAGAAGAAAGATGTTATTGAACATTGCGAAGGTGAAGCAATTTTAACCTATGCTTATAATTCAGATGATAAAGCTGCATTAATGACCCAGAATGCTTGGTTTGGTGATGAGATTCTAAGTGGAGACTTAGATGGTGTGAAGCCAGAACTTGGCGATTTTACAAAAAATGATTTATCTGGGACATATCTTGATGGGTGCGATGGGTGTGAGCTAATTAAAGAATGTACCAGCCCTGTCTATCCAAGCAATGGACAAATGAATGTTATGCTTATCGGTGAAGCACCTGGAAGACTTGAAGATAAGAAAGGCATGGGATTTATTGGGCAATCAGGGAAAATATTATGGGATATATTCAGAGAGTATAGGCTAAGCAGAGAGCTATTCTATATTAATAATGTCGTAAAGTGTTTTCCTAGCATTACAAAGACACCAAAGAAGAAGCACGTAACAGCATGTAGCAAATGGTTAAAGAGGGAGATTGATATAGTCAAACCATTCCTCATACTATCATTTGGAAATACAGGAAATCTTTTCTTCAGAGGTGAGTCAACTGGTATAATGAGTATTAACGCAACTACAGCTTGGAATAATGAATACAATTGTTGGATAACATACTCTGTACATCCAGCCATGGCTACATATAATCCTGAAAACTTACCATTGCTTGAAGAATCAATATCAGAGTTTGCTAAGAAATTAGAAATTTTAATGTGAAGCAGCGATGAACCCTTTTAAAACGTATCTAATTATAAAAAGGATTTTATTATGAAAATCATGCTAATTATTGCTTTATTTGTATTCATTTTCTGTATAGCAAAAACTAAAAATGATGGGTGGAAATGTACCAGTTGTGGAAAAGAGCATGGGTATTGGACAGGTAAGTGTTGGTGTGGTGAAGTTAGGCTTATCAATGGTGAAACATGAGCGTCTATGTTCACTGGCAACTGGAAGCTGCCTAATGGCTCACAAGAGATACCTGGAAGCAGATGGCACAATGATGATTAAAAGAGATAAATTGATATGGAACCAAGCACATACACTAATTCGTTAATTATTGCTGCTATTGCAGCAATCTTTATTGTTGTCTTCATTGTTAGTTATGGATATTAAATTACTACCAAGATACAAAGCAATTATATGGCTCATGTATATAACATTGTGTATATATTGTATACTTGATTACTTTCAGACTGTGGCATTGATTGATGCTGGTTATATAGAGGCAAAACCTATTGTAGTGTGGATAGTTAATCAATCAGGCAGCTGGGAATATCTCTTGTATATCAAGATATTCTGGTTATCAATGCTTGGTGTTTTATTAGCAATTAAAGGTGGTGAAAATAAAAATCTTACTTAAGACAAGGAGAAGCATATGTTCAATGAAGACATATTAATAGACAGAAACAAGCTTGAAGAAGAGTGCTCAACGGCACCAGGGTTCTTTGACTATTGGCAGAACCAAGAGGCTGATCTGAAGACAAGGTTTGATAACCATGAAGCCAATCTTGGTAGAACAATAAGGACTATGGATGACCCTACACTAAAAGCTACATATGGTGTGTCGAAGATAACTGAGGGTGCTATCAGCTCAATAATAAAGAGTGACCCTGAATACCAGTCTCTGAAGAGACAATATCTACAAGCTGAAGCATCAAGGAAATCATATGATAAGAAAATATCCATGTTAGATGTCTTAGCAAGGCTACACGGCCAAGGGTATTTTGCTAAGATAGAGAGCAAAAAAGATACACGGGCGCTTCTTGCGAGTCACGTTAAAGAAAAGATTAGGGCTGAAATAGAAAAGAGGTCTATGAAGCCAAAAAGGCCGGTTAGATGATCGAGTTCTTAATAAAGGCAGTAGTGATATGTAGTATAGTCTGCATCCTAGCATACTTTGTTCCAGGATTAGCATTAAGGGCTATACAAGACTTCAAGAAAAGAATGAAGGGAGGAGGCACAGATGGCGAAAGCTAAAGAGACTGCTCGTGATAGAGCAAAGCGGAAGTGGAAAGATGGGCTTGATACAAATGCACTGAAGGATAGGGATTCAAAAAAGGGTGATTTTTATAGGCCACCTGGGGCAAGGGTTTCTTATATCAACCGTGGAACAATAAAGATGTTCGTTCCAAGGGACGGTAAGAATAGGATTAGGATAATTCAACCGCTTGAGATTGAAGAGCTTGGATTCTATGGGATGGAAGTACATTTCCATAGAAGTGTAGGCGATGAAGGTGAGGCTCTATTTGGTGATTACTTGTGCAACGCCAGAATGAGTCCTGTATTAAAGGCGTGTTATCCTGATCTAAAAATGTCAGGAGATTGCTTTATCTGCTCACAGCAAACAACTGAGCTATGGGATACAGACCCAGAGCTAGCAAAGGCTTTCTACCCAGATAGGCGTATATGGTTTCTGGTATACGATCTTCTGGCTGATGACCCAGAGGAAATATTGCTCTGGAGCTGCCCTTGGACTTTACATGAAGAGATTGTATCAAGGTCTTCAGATGAAGAGACTACTGTCTATATTGATGTCAGCCACCCAACAAAAGGCGTGCCTGTCTCATTCGAGAAAAGCGGCAAAGGCAAATTGACACGGTACACCAACACTCAGATATTCAAGACGACTATGGCTCTGAGCGATAGCACTCTTGACCAGATGATAGAGTTTATTGATGCTATAAACATACCGAATCCCGATGTTGTAAAGGCAGCATTTCTTAATGTGTCTGCTGAAGATGTTGAAGGTAGGCCAGTCGAAGACACTAAAAGCAATTCAGATGATCACGAAGATGATAGCACTGTTGAACCAGATGGCCCACCTGATTGTTTTCAAAAAGAGTATGATGTTTATCAGGACTGTGAAGACTGTGAGTATGCCGCAGATTGTGCTGAGCCACCAAAGGTTAAGAAGCCAGAGAAGCCAAAAAGAGAGCCAAGGAAGCCAAGAAGAGATGCTGAGCCAGAGGTTGATGAATCAACTGATGATAAGAAAGAGGCAATCAGAAAGAAAATAAGGGAAGCAAGAGACAAAAGCAAATAGGTGGTATATGGCTAAGAGGACAGTGCGATCCAAAGACGAAGGCTCTGTTAGTAGTTTCTGTCCAGTAGATTTTATTAACACTGGATCAACAATGTTAAATCTTGCCGCTTCACAAAAAGCCATTGATGGTGGTTGGGCAAGAGGCAGAATAAACAATATTGTCGGTGACGGCAGTTCCGGAAAAACACTCATAGCCCTTGAAACAGCAGCTCATTGTTTTTACAACATGCTAGGGAATAAAAGCCATAACTTTCCTCAAGTTAAAAAGGTGTCTATTGTTTATAATAATGTTGAGGGAGTTATGGACTTCCCTGTAGACATGATGTATGGGAATAAATTTAATGAAGGGGTTGAGTGGATCAGGACTGGCACAATCCAAGAGTTTGGTAGGGATTTCTTCAAAAGAGTCAAAGCTGTTGAAGATGGACATTTTTTGCTATACATTATAGACAGCTGGGATGCTCTTGATAGTGAAGAGGAGCTCAAAGCATTTATGGAGACAGTAGAGAAGGACAAAGGCCCAGAAGGGTCATATGATCTAGGTAAACAGAAATATGGATCAAAGCGGTTCTTCAAGACTCTTTGCTCTAAA